CCACCAATAAAACTACAACAAGCAGTAACTATTTGATTTTGAGAACCTCCTACAACAGCACTGTAGTCTCTATTACAAATTTTATTAAATTTACCACCACCTATTACATTTCCAGTAGCAAATGCTATACAGTTGGAACCACCATTTCCTATAATATTACAACAACCACTTGATATTTGGTTACTACTACCCCCTAGTACCATGCTATAAGTAGCACAACCAACTGAGTTTCGGCATCCTCCTAAAATGGAAGCATTAGCAGAAACATTCATAGAATTACACTGTCCTCCAATAATACTACTATAACCTGTATTTGCTCCTAGGGAATTTAAATGTCCTCCCCCTATAAAATTATATTGACAATTAGAATTTGTATTTATAGAATTTTGTCTACCTCCTACAATTGCAGAATTTTTTCCCTGTATTATAACATTGGAGGATCCTCCTCCTATAAAGATACCACATATACTAGAACAATTATTAGAACCTCCTACAATAGTAGATAAGCATGTACCTGTTGCTAAACAGTTATCTCGTCCCCCAACTATAGTACTGTATTGACCATTTAAACAGTTTCTCAAACCGCCAACTACTGATGAATTAATCCCTACACTATTACTGGTATTACCACTACCTCCTAAACTTGAAGAATTATG